TTGCTGCTCTGGCTGCAGGTTCCGACCCCATGGCTGCCATCGGCGCCAAAGTTGGTGAGTACGTTGCTAACCAGCAGCAGGCTGACCTGTACAAGTGTCTGGAAGGTGTGTTCGGCGCCCTGACCGGTGGCGATTCCCCTGCCTTCGATGCCCTGCGCTTCGATACCAGCACCCAAACCGCTCTGAGCCCCCGCCACGTGGCTAAGGCCCGTGCACTGCTTGGTGATCAAGGCGAAAAGCTCGCTGCTGTGGCTCTGCACAGTGCTTGCTATTACGACCTTGTTGAGCGCAAGGCCATTGATTATGTCCTGGCTTCGGATCTGGGTATCACTCCCGATACCTCCATGCCTGACGCATTCGGTGGTTCTGTGGCTTCTGCCTACAGCGCCGACTATCGCGTTCCCACCTACATGGGTATGCGCGTGATTGTGTCCGATGACATCACCAATTCCGGTGGTGTTTATGCCGCTTATTTCTTCACCAATGGCGCAATCGCCACGGGAGAGCAAGCGAGCATGAGGACAGAGACAGATAGAGACATCCTCGCCAAGAGTGATGCAATGTCTCTGGACATGCACTACATCTACCACCCGGTTGGTGCAAAGTGGGCCGTGACCACCACGAACCCCACCCGCGCTCAACTGGCCACGGTAGGTAACTGGAGCAAGGTGTACGAAACCAAGAACATTGGCATCGTGCGTGCTTCGGTCAGCTCCAATTACGACTGATAGGAGCAACTAACCATGGCTTCCCTTTTTGAAGTAACCGCCGGCAAGGCCATTGGCTACGTCAGCGGTAACGGTGGTGCTGTTACCCAGGCCACCAGCAAGTCCACTGGCGTCACGCTGAATAAGCCCTGTGGCGCCATCACCATGCACAACGCTTCGCTGGCTGGCGATGCTGAGGTTTCCTTCACGGTGACCAACAGCGAAGTCGCTGCTACTGACGTGGTGCTGGTTTCGGTCAAGTCCGGTGCTACCACTGGTAAGTACCTGCCTTTCGTGACCGCCACTGCCGCCGGCAGCTTTGAGATCACTGTTTCCAACGTTGGTTCTACCGCTGGTGAAGCTGTGGTGCTCAACTTTGCTGTGATCAAGGCAGCTGCTGCCTGATGGGTCTGTTCGCCTTCCGGCGACTGCGTGAACAGGAGGCTCTGGCTTCGGCTGGGGCCTCTTTTTCTACAGCAGAGCCCACTCCTAAACTTGATACAGAAGAGCCGGCGCCTAAAAAACGCCGCACTGTAAAGCCCAAGGCGGAGCCTACCGATGCCGATTTCAATTAACGCCACGGTTGGTTCAGCTTCGGCTAATAGTTACATCACACTTGCTGACGCACAGGCCATTATTGATGGCTTTGTTGAGGATGATGATGTAACTGCATGGGCATCGGCTACTACCGATCAAAAAAATCGGGCGCTATTTACGGCCACCCAGCGTCTTGATCGTGAACGTTTTCTTGGCGCACGGGCAACCGACACTCAAGCCTTGCAATGGCCGCGTACAGGCGTGCGCAAGCCTGACACGTACATCAACACGTACGCTGTTGGCTTTCCGTTCCGCATCACCACGGACTATTACACCGATACCGAAATTCCTGATCAGATCAAAAAGGCTCAGGTCGTCCTAGCCGTTTACTTGAACAACAACAAGGACGGCATGGCATTGAGCGGCCTTGAAGATTACAAGTCCGTGAGCATCGGCAGTCTTAGCGTCACAACTGCAGGTGCCAGCAGCATGGCAACGGGTGCTGACCGTGTGCCGCCGATCTTTGAGCGCTATCTGACCGGGCTTAGAATCAGTGGACCGGGTAACTTTTCCATCAAACGGAGTTGAACATGGCCGATAACGACTCCTACAACATTGGTTTTGAGTACATCAGCGACACTGCTGCGCACACCGGCCGGTTCTACAAGCTGTATGCCTTGGCTGATGCCGTGATCAGTACGGCCACTGTGCAAAACGCCAGCGGTAACACTTTCAGCTCTGTACCGCTCACTGCAGGCGACAGCATTGAAGGTGTATTCACAAGTGTCACGCTTGCTTCCGGCAAGATCGTCGCCTACAAGATCTGATCATGGCCAACACCGACAGCATTGATCCGAGCTACAGCATCGGCGCCGATTTTGTGAATACCACTACGGCAAAGACTGGCCGGTGGAATCGCATCGTGATTGCCAAAAATAATACGTCGTTCACTGCCATCACAGCGCAGAACTACACAGGCAATACATTGGTTGGTGAATCTTTCCCGGCCGGGTTTGAGTTGCAAGGCGTCTTTACCGCGTTTACGCTGGCCACATCTGGCGCTGTCATTGCTTACAAAATCTGATCATGGCAAAAGCAAGAGGCGGTGCATCTGTCATTGATTATTCGACTGGCGCGGAGGTCATCACTGATACTGCGGCACATACCGGCAGATTTAGTCATATCGACTTCTACGAAAACAGCACGGTTGACGCGATCATTTCGACCAACGTAATTGACAACAATTTTGCTGGTGCCGCCATTGATTCCGGCGCACATCTGACTGGTTGTTTCACCAGCATCAAACTCCAAAACGGCGCCTGTATCGCCTACAAAATCTGATGGCTCTCGCTACCTCACTACGCAAAACGGCCAGCAAGCTGATGCTGAAATTTGGGGGCGAGGTATCGTTCCGTCGCATCACAACAGCGGCTTACAACCCAACAACCGGAACAGCTGCGCCGACTGCATCTACAACCACCGTCCGTGGTGTTCTGGAGAATGTGACCGAACGTGAGATCAACGATCTAATCAAGAGCACCGACAAAAAGCTGACTGTTGCAGCGGCCGATCTTGCCTACGAACCTGCAGTTTCGGATCAGGTGACTATTGCCAGCCGGATTATGCAAGTGGTCGAGGTGCGCAAAATCGAGCAGGACAATACGCCTATTGTGTTTGAAGTATTCCTGAGGGAGTGACATGGCACGCACTATCAGGATTGAAGATATTGGTGACTACGCAGAAAATCAATTCAACAAGTTGATTACGGCTGCTGTTCTTGAAACGGATGGGCGCTTAAAGCTTCGCAGCCCAGTTGATACAGGTCGGTTTCGCGCTAGCTGGGCGATAGGACAAAACGCCGCGCCATCAGAAGGCAAAGACCCTGGGGAATATCGGCAGTCACTGCCGCCAACAGCTGTTAATTATCAGCTTGGAAATGAAAAAGTCGGCAACGTCTACAGCGTGCACAACAATCTGATCTACGCTGAACGGCTTGCTATTAACGGCAGTAGAAAATCTGGTGTGCCGGGCGGGTGGGTTGATTCCATCGCCAAGGACATTCAAACTTATGTCAACGCCGAAGCGGACCGCATTGGTCGATCATCGTGAGCCTTAACACTATCCGCTCAGCAATCGAAAACCGCATTGCTACCGAGTTCGCGGCATCACCGGCGCTGCAAGTCGCTTATCAAAACGTTCCTTTTACGCCGCCCAATAACGCAAGTTGGGTTCAGGCCAGCATCCTTTGGGGCGATTCGGCTTATTTGACAATCCTTACGTCTGCTACTCGCGGAACTGATGGAGGCTACGACCGCCGCAACGGTACGCTGATTTTCAACATTTTCTGCCCGCGCGGGCAGGGGCCAGGTGCAACGCTGACAATCGCCCAGCGCTGCATTGATTTGTTTTCACGTTTGCAGCTGCAAAATATAAAATTTGACGCCGCAAATGGTCCGCGTACCATTGAACCGCCGTCGCCGGAAGGCTTTTACCAAGCCCAGGTGACCATAAGTTTTGAGGCTTTTGAGCAAAGCTAGAATTCTTTCAGCCACTTACCGTTCACAACATGGCTACCGTTCTGTCCGGTACGTCCGGCGCCCTCTACTACAAACCCGCAGGCACCCAAGCAACCTTTGGCGAGTCTGCCGTTGATGTTGCTGATGATGAAATCACAGTTGCCACCTTTTTGAATTTCAAGGTTGGCGATCCTGTTGTTTTCAGCGTAATCAACGTTGAAACTGGCGCAAGTGGCACTGGCACACTGCCTGCCGGTATCACAGCTGGCACCACTTATTACGTCATCGGTTACACCGCTTCAACTGGTGTACTGCAGGTTTCCGCCACGGCTGGCGGTTCAACCATTGAAGCGGTGTAACCGATGA